TCTGAATTGAACAGTCTATACTTACGCTTAGATGCATAAGACCAGGACCACCTGGATTATCGCCTCTTTTCCGAAACTAGGCTAACAAGAAGGACTTTTCGGCAAATTGTATTTGTTGCATGCAGGGATTAAGGCATCTGCACCCCAAAAATAGACCTACTTACACCTTAGGCGTGAAAACCTAAGTGTGAAAGGGCTTCCCGGTATGGTGAGAGATGGTGGCAAGGTTACTTAAGAGCACGTATGTGGCTACATAGTTTCCCCAAAGCCCTCAGGTCTGTATCGGGCGACCGAGTAACGTCCGGGAGTAAGGGACTGTAAGGCAAGGCAAGATCTGGAGATGAATTTTCTCCTTTTCTCTCGCATTCTTACGAGAACCTCATGTCTGTTGAGTAATCTCACCCCATAAAATGGTAGTTTCCTACCCATCTTATGTAACATGACTCACTTAAGAAGCATCGCTCCAGGAAAATTTCCCTTAACTTTAACTTCTCTTGTTTTCATCACACTCTATATCTCTAGTACTTTTGCAACTCCTAGCGTAGGAATTCCTCACAGTACTGGATCTATACATAACTTCTCAACCTCTTCTACTTACCAGTTTCCTGATAAGCCTTCAGCTTCGGAAGATTCCGACTCTGAATCTAAAAAGGCAGGCTTCACTCCGATCTCCGATCTAGCATGGAGCAGTTTGTCTGCGGTTACACAACGTATCGCTCTTCTTGTTTGGGAAAAGCGAGACAATGTGCCTGCTGGATTCCTTACAGATCCGAAATACAAAGACCAGTATGAATATGCTGCAAAGATTTATTCTCGTGTTTCGTCGAAGCAAGAAGGTGGAGTTTCAGCTGCCAATCCCGATGACGTTCTCGTCGACGGGATATTGGTTAAGAAGTCACTTCTTCAGCGGGCTGACTATGTAGTCGAGGACCCGTCCAACAAAGGGGTAGCTATGTATCTGGATGCGGTTGCATACCAGAAACTCCAGTCTTCCTGTGTCTCCGTACGTAAGGAGCTTAGAACACTTTATCACCCTGGATCAGATAAAACAAAATTCCCCCCGCGGATTATATCTTCTATTTCAACTCGATGGTTATCAAGGCAGAAACGCCTTTTGTACCCTCTTATTCAAACAGATGTATATAGCTGGGCTGCATTTGTCCATCCTTCCATAGCGACTTTATCAGATCTTAAGGCGTCTCAGCCTAAAGACTCTGTTAAGTGTCCTTTATCTCCAAACACTAAGATAAATGATGCAGTTGGTTACTTGGTACGTTGTTTTTCGACAATGCAATCTGTTATATTCCTCCACCAGTTTTCCTCTCAGATAGCGTGGTGTGTCATAGCTATGGTGTTATACTTTCATCATACATGGTACTACACGTCGTTACGTCATTCCACCAAGGTTTTCAAGGAAGCCAAGCGGCTTGTCTTTAAGTACCTTGCTGGCACGCCCGAGCATATATCTATAGGTGTAGTAGTTTCGATAGATCCACGCGGATTACCGAAGCTGATACCTCTATATTTACGTCTACTTGTAGTCGCAGGAGATAAGACAGCAATTGCTGCTTGCCTTTTCGCCCTCGATATAGGTAGGATGTATGTATATGCAGGACCTGATTCCACTTCTTCCATTACAGAGAAGCCGTCTATCAGTAGTGCGGACACCACCCTGTTTGCAACATGGGTGCCTATTATCTCTTCTTGTATGGAGAAACCCGAGATAAAGAAAAACAATTACTCGGGCTCTTTCGTCAATGAGGATAAGTCAGAATATGTAACAATTCTGGGACTTGTGAAATACTTCTTTACGAATAAGGCGGGGCCGAATGGCCATGCCCTTCTGTCTTCTGTTTTCGACTCTATAGCTCTTGTCCGTGACCCGGTCCTCTTTGGTTTATTTACATCTTACTGCGAGATCATTGGTAATCATAATCTTCCTATTATTGTCCGACGTATGTCGGCAGTAACAGAAGCTGTGATCACCTCTGTATCAGACATGTTTGATGTATATATTCCAAAGTTTAGAAACGGTAAGATTGGGCGTATATACACAGCAAATGGGAAAGTCCGGCTTGTCGCCATTCCTTCCTATTTTGTCCAGATAATATTTAAACCTATCCATCTTCTTATATTTTCTATACTTAGACGTATCCCTACTGATTGTACTTTCGATCAGGAAGGAGGCGTCAAACGTATATCAGATATAGGAGGAAGTGAGCTTCGATCGTATGATTTGTCATCAGCGACCGATCGCCTACCTCTCGCAGTTCAGATCCCAGTTGTGGGTATCTTAGCTGTGTGGTGTGGTTTTAGCGCCGATGCTGCAAGCCGTTTGGCTACAACATGGGCTAGTATTATCCGTTCACTCGATTTCACTCTACTTCCTCGTGTGAAAACTCACAAGGAGAAGGTGGTGCGTTATCGATGCGGTCACCCTATGGGAACTTATTCCTCATGGGCTGTATTTACGCTTACTCACCATATCTTAGTCCAGATGTGTGCTTACTTTGCACTTCTGGGGTTTAAACCAGGTGATGGACCACCAGAGCTTCCGAAAGGAATTACAATGACCTTATCGGATTCAATGGTGAAGCTATTTCGTCGAATTTCTCGATCGTATATGAAGATACAGATACGTAGTGACAACCCTTTATTTAACGGTAAAGGATGGTATCTACGTTATCAGCTCCTAGGAGATGATATTGTATTGTTCTGTTCTTCAGATTACGAGAGAGCAGTTGCAGATTGGTATTTCTACTTTTGTAACCTCATTGGAGTAAAGATTAACCCAGCGAAGGGCTTCTCTTCGAAAAACGGATCGTTTGAGTTCGCTAAACGATTCGTACGTAGTGGCGTTCATTTGAATACTATATATTGGGGTGAGTGGAATTTCTCCCTCAACCCATTCGATATAACATCTCGCGTTCGCAAGATGCTAGACCGAGGTTATGCACTTCCTACTCCGCGAGTTTTACTCAACGCAGTAATTAGCGCATTACCTATACAGTATTCAGGTAAGCGGGAATTAATGTATTTGTCGTTTCAGCCTATCTCTCTGTTATGTTCTAACAAAAAGTCTAGACTTCAACCGTTTCTATCAGCTTTCGCACTAGCATCATTTCTGATGCTGTACGAATGCAGTGCACAATTATGGGTTAGAATGAGCATGGGAGCTCATCCTATTTCATATGAGTGTACACTACCATCTTCTCCTCGCCCAATAGGTGTATATAAAAATATACTTACACTTATTGAGTGGGCAGGGGTGTTACTGATAGAGACATCTACAAAAACCTTCCGCTTTAGAATGAACTTACCTACGATTTTTACAAATCACTTTGTAAGTACGTTAGTACCGAAATTCGCATCCTGCGGTTTCGATCAGCGTGCTGAGAAATTATTTGGTGATGACTCACTAAATATCTTATCAGTGCATGATCGGACCAAAGAATACGTCTTCCATTACCTAATACTTTCAACGCAGTTCCTTGTACTTTTCCTTATGAGTCCCGCCACACGGATTATGAGTTTCTTGAAGATTTTCTCCAACAATATCATATTTCCGGAAGCAGACTCAATGGCTAAGTACAAGAAGTCGATTGAATCGGACCCTTTAGCACCATTAGAGATCATCGAGAAGGTGAAATCTAATGACTATACTATCAAGGAACTGGAAGAACACCCGTCAAACGCCTCATCATCATTACGAGTAATGAGGGTTTTAGGGGGTTTCCTTTACGCTTATGAATTAATTCATAATTCATTTAACGTAACAGTTACTGATGAGTCTATCTTCGATCCCCTAGCAGTGGAGATCGAAGAGCTTAGGGTTCCAATCCTTTCGGCAGCCGCACGGGTTCTTATTTGGTTGGACGGTGTTACATTCGACCGTCACCGGTTAAGTCCTGAGTGGTTGCTGCCTACGGTTTTGGACACTAATCTTGTTTCCTTCTATGGATCGCTTTTGATCAAGAAAGAAGTCAAGGTTAATGTGAAATCTGATGTACCTGCAAAAGCTAAACGCCTACGATCGAAAAGATCCGTAGTGGTGAGTAAATTTTACGAGGTACTAGGCGTTGG